ATTCGCCGTGGGCTCCAAATATATCTTCAGTAGCAGTAGTTTGACGTTTTGCATATTCGCCGCCACCTGATGATATTAATACTTTCGAAAGACCGGATGATCTGTAAGAAGAATTAGGGCTATTATTTTCACTTCTTGATAGCATACCTAATTTAATTTGATAGTTGTGACTTGAAAAATTCCTTAATGGATTTGGTAACCTTGATGTTGAAAATGCATTAGTACTAGGAGATCCTAAAACATCAGCAGTCATTCCTCCGGCACCTTGGCCTAAATTTAACACATTGTTTGACTCAGGATTAAACAGACCTAAAATACTTTGATCAGCTTGTCCTCCAGATACTGCTCCTACTAAGCTTTCTACCGAACTAACAATATTACCAAATGCAGGATTTATTAAACTAACTGCATTAGTTAATGACGGAAGTGATGTTGTTACGTTTGATAATGCATCAGTAAAAGGAGATGCTACAGATCTAAATTTATCCTGTAAATTACCTAAATTATTTTGTATAAACTGAGGAGAAATTTGACTTTCGATATTACCGATTTGGTTTGAAAAACTTGACAAACTGTTGTTAAAAGTTTGTGCCGATGTGCTAATATTAGATGTAGCTCTGCTTAATGTTGAGGATGCATTGCTTAAAAAACTAGTAAGTGCCATTTATCCTCCTATAATCTGTTGAAGATTTCTTTTCTTAGGAATGTATATTTGTGTTCCTGCAACAAAGTCCCACACTGGATCTTTTAGTACATCTAAATTTCTTTGTGCAAATACCCACCATAGGTCTTTGGTTCCATAAACATAATCACTTAATAGATCAGGTCTATATGTATAAGCAGAAATAATCGTATATAAAATATCGTCATCTTCTGCCGGAACTGGAATAATATTTAATAAGTCTAAATATCCAGTTCTAGTTATCTTAGTTTTTGCATACGGACTATAAACACCATTTGTCATTAGATAAATCCTTCTCCAGTTCCTACAAATCCACCTTTAGAATATGTATCTAAACTAAAGTTACTTCTAGTTCTTCTACTATACTGTACAAGTAGATTTACAGATAATAATGTTTGTGTAGGAACATAATTTATTTTTCCGCCTTGTGACGGAAATGAAGTCGAAATATAATCAACTTCTGATCCTAAATCCATTGTAAAACTTTGTACAACTACAGGAATATTATTTAATACATGCTCGCCGTATCCATTTAGTCTTGTTATTAAAGGAGGATTCCCTATAAACGGATTACTTGCATAAAACATTTTTGTCATTGTTCTTAAAAAATGCAAACATGCTAAAAAGTACTGTGCATCTTCTTCATTTTCATTAAAAAATTCACCACTAATACTAATCGTATCTACCTGGCTATTTTGGTATGCCTGGTATGGATAATTTGTATGTGTAGGATGTATTTGAGAATAGTTTGCACTGTTTCCAAAGAGTACTGTGGGATTAAAAGGAAATACCATATTGTCATTAGTATTATTAAAAGGTTTAAATGCAGGAGAATTTTGAATTACTGGAGGAATAGCTAATTTTACTCTCCAATCATTTTGTTCAGTGCCAGCACCAGCAGTAAAACTAGGTGCTGCTTCTGCAGGAGTATAGCCTTTAGAATCAAATCTACTTGACGGTTCTCCGCCCGGCAGCAATCCTGCATTTCTATTTTGCTGTTCTGCTCCGCCTAATTCACGAAGAAAATCTGATGCTGAACCAAAACTATCTCTAAAATTAGATAGATTAGAAGGAAAAGTTCTTTCAATTTGTTCGCTAACTTGACCAGCAATATTAGTAACTCTATTAATATTATCAATTGCTCCGCCTGTTAATCTATCTAAGCCTGTAACAGCTTGTGCTACTTTGCTTAACCCTGAGCTTAATCCACTAAATCCACCAAACATGTTATACTCCTATACATTATTTAGTTGACAAAATTAAGTGCGTATATTATTATAAATATAGCATTGGAGTAATCATGAAAAAAAGAAATTACCTTAACAATAGAGATATTTTAAAAGAAATACATAAATCAAAAAATACATACAATAGCTATACATCGTCCGAATATGCAGATTTTGATATAATTTTACCTAGTGTTGATAAAATTAATATCCGTACAATTGCAGAAGCAAAACGTAATAAAGCAAAAAGATTATCTACTGAAGATTACGAAAGCCGTAAAATGGCCGGAGAAAAAGTTAAACAAGCTGACTGTGAAGTTGATTATAAATCAATTACTAAAGAAGAACTTATTTTTCGTGTAATGACTTTCGATCACGTTCCTGAAGAACCTGGACGTAAAAAGAATCCTAAAACTGTAGCAGATACAAAAACAAAATTAAATTTTCCACCGTTCCATCATTATAAATTCGACAACAATGGAGAACTTGTCCTTGTAGGCAAAAGTCACTGGGTTGGCGGAATGGATAATGGACATTTTTCAAAAGATCATGGCAAGGCATCTAACAACTTAGCTATGATGTGGATGAAACTCGTAGATCGTTATGCTACACGAGGAAATGTTCGAGGTTACACCTACAATGACGAAATGAAAGGACAAGCAATCCTTCAATTGTCACAAATTGGACTACAATTTGACGAATCTAAGTCCAATAACCCTTTTGCTTATTATACCGCTGCTGTTACTAATAGCTTTGTTCGTGTTATTAATCTAGAAAAGCGTAATCAAAACATTAGAGACGATATTCTTGAAATGAATGATTTGAATCCTAGTTATACTCGTCAGAACGAAGGCGAATGGGAAGCACAAGTAAAACGTAACGAAGAAGCTAATATGACAGTATATTCTAATACAAAAAAGTGATTGACAGGTGTTAAGTTCTCGTGTATATTTAAACTGAAGGAGAACTTACATTGTTTAAAAAAGCTGCTGTTTTTACAGACATTCATTTTGGCCTAAAAAGTAACAGCCGAGTTCATAATCAAGATTGCGAAGATTTTGTAGATTGGTTTATAGAACAGGCTAAAGCTAACGGTTGTGAGACAGGAATTTTTTGCGGTGACTGGAATCATAATCGCAATAGTCTTAATCTTACAACTATGGACGCAGGTATTAGGGCACTCGAAAAGCTAGGTGCTGCTTTTGAAAACTTTTATATGTTTGCCGGCAATCACGACTTATACTATAAGGATAAACGTGATGTAAAAAGTACCGAATGGGCAAAGCATATTCCAGGAATAACAGTAGTAGATGAAATGCAGGTAATCGAAGATGTTGCTCTTATTCCTTGGCTTGTAGGCGACGAATGGAAACGTGTTCCAAAACTAGAAGCAAAATACATTTTTGGTCATTTTGAATTACCTAGCTTTTATATGAACGCTATGGTACAGATGCCAGATCACGGTGAGCTAAAAGCTGATCATTTTAATAATCAAAAATATGTATTTTCAGGTCACTTTCATAGCCGGCAAAATCAAGGCAATGTACATTATATCGGTAATGCATTTCCTCATAACTATGCAGATGCTTGGGACGATAAGCGTGGCATGATGGTACTTGATAGAGAAAATGACAGAGAGCCCGAGTATATTGATTGGCTAGATTGTCCGAAATATCGAAAAGTAAAACTAAGTCAATTGATTGATGAAAAAGACACACTCTTAAAATCAAAAATGTATCTAAGAGTTGAACTAGACTTGCCTATTAGTTTTGAAGAAGCAAGTTTTATTAAAGAAACATTTATTAACGACCACGACTGTAGAGAGATTACATTAATACAACAAAAGCATCTTGAAGAAATTAACTCTGAATTAGATATTTCACAATTTGCAAGTGTTGATCAAATTGTTTCGGAAGAAATTTCTAAACTAGACACCGAGAGTTTCAATAAAAAAATGCTACTAGACATCTATAACGAGCTATCATGATAAAACTTAAAGACTTAACCGTAAAAAACTTTATGAGTGTGGGCAATCAGACTCAGGCTGTAGATTTTGATCAAGAAAATCTAACACTTGTACTAGGTGAAAACTTAGATCAAGGCGGTGACGATTCAGGATCACGAAATGGCACAGGCAAAACAACAATTATTAATGCATTGTCGTATGCATTATACGGAACTGCACTTACAAATATCAAACGTAACAATCTGATCAATAAAACAAATTCAAAAGGTATGTTAGTTACACTTACTTTTGAAAAAGACGGTGTCGATTATCGTATTGAGCGAGGTCGTTCTCCTAATATTCTTAAATTTTATGTTAATAATCAACAACAAGAAGCAGAAGACGAATCACAGGGCGATAGTCGAAAGACACAAGAAGATATTAGCATACTTTTAAACATGAGTCACGACATGTTTAAACATATTGTAGCACTAAACACATATTCAGAACCGTTTTTGAGTATGCGGGCAAATGATCAACGTGCTATCATTGAACAATTGTTGGGTATTACTATCTTAACTGAAAAAGCAGACAGTCTTAAAGAACAAGTTAAACAAGTTAAGGATGCTATCAACGAAGAGACTATTAAGATCAATGCAATTCAATCGTCTAATGAAAAAATACAAGTTACAATCGATAATTTGTATAAAAATCAACGTGCTTGGGTTACAAAACAAAAACTATCTTGCGAAAAATTAGAAAATGCAATTTTAGAATTAGAAAAACTTGATATCGATTATGAATTAGAAAATCACGATGCTCTTGCTAACTGGAGTGAGTTAAATTCTGCACAAACTGCTTTAAATAAAGAAAAAAGCACACTTGAGTCTGCACTATTACGTGCTACAAACAGCGTAGAGAAGGCAGAAAAAGATATTGCAGACTTAGAAGATGCAACATGCTATACTTGCGGACAAGAACTACATGAAGACAAAAAAGCTGAAATTGAAGCACGTAAAACTAAAGAACTATCTGATGCAATTGCATATCAAACAGAAGTTGCTGACAAGTTAGAGACTGTAATGAAGGGACTAGAAGACATCGGCGATATTAACGGACGTCCTAATACATTTTACGAGACTGCAAAAGAAGCATATGAGCATAGAAACAATGTAGATAACTTAAAGCAGACACTTTTAAATAAAACACAAGAAAGCGATCCTTATCAGTCTCAAATTGACGATTTGAATACTACAGCTATTCAAGAAATTAACTGGGATTCAATTAATCAATTAACTGAATACAAAGAACACCAAGAGTTTCTTCTTAAACTATTAACAAACAAAGATTCATTTATTCGTAAAAAGATTATTGATCAAAATCTTGCATACCTAAACAACAGACTAACGTATTATCTCGATAAATTAGGATTACCGCATCAAGTACAGTTCTTAAATGATCTAAGTGTTGAAATCACACAACTGGGACAGGATTTAGACTTTGATAATCTATCACGTGGCGAACGTAATAGACTTATCCTAGGATTGAGCTTTGCATTCCGTGATGTTTGGGAATCATTATATCAAAATATTAACTTGTTGTTTATTGACGAGTTGATTGACTCAGGCATGGATAGTGCAGGTGTCGAAAATGCTCTAAGCGTACTGAAGAAAATGTCTAGAGAACGACAAAAAAATATCTACTTGATCTCACACAAAGACGAATTAATAGGCAGAGTGAATAATGTATTAAAAGTTGTAAAGGAGAATGGTTTCACAAGTTATGCAAATGACTTAGAAATTATTGAGTAGTCATGGAAGATTTTGAAAAAGACGATATACACGACGAACTATCAAAGGCATATGTAGAATATTTCCAAATGAATGACTGGTGGGAACGAAATAGAAGCATCCGTGCTTACTATGCTGTTCAAAAAACAGTAAGGCGCATTAGAAAATTAGCAAAATTAAGAAATCAACAAATTAAGGCTCAGCACGATGCCAAGAAAGAAGCTCGAAAAGGCATATAGGCAATATATAGTGTATGGATTGGACATACAAAGGCAAAACAGTAACTGAAATATCAGATGAATATGAAGGTTTTGTATATCTTATAACCAATCTTACTAACAATCAAAAATATATAGGCAAAAAACTAGCAAAGTTTAAAACTACTAAGCCACCCTTAAAAGGCAAAAAGAATAAAAGACGTGGATACAAAGAATCAGACTGGAAAACCTATTGGGGTTCGTCAGATAGATTAAATGCAGACGTAGAACAGTTAGGCGCAGAAAATTTTACACGAGAAATATTATATTTTTGTACTTCAAGAGCAGAAATGTCCTATATAGAGGCAAGAGAGCAGTTTGATAGACGAGTACTTGAAACAGATGAATACTATAATGGTATTATTAATGTTAGAGTAGGCGGATCAGACAAACTCAAACAGGCATTGTTAGAACATCACATTCAGGCAAAACAATCCAACACATAAGGCTGGCGGGCCAGTTTAGAAATACCGCTGTGGAAAAGGCTACCGTATAGGAGCACACGTAACATACTGAGCGGCGTCTGGTAATAAGGCGTTTGATTG